AGATTCAGATCTGACCATTATTTCAATTGTATTTGGCATAGCAATTAGTAATTACACTATTGCTGATAATTTTGAAGTTTTTTTTTTTTAAAAAAATATATTAGAATATTGCCAAGTTAAACAACTAAACATAAGGACGACTATTTAGACTATTCGCAGCTGTAATATTCAGTTTGCAGTTTCAAACCAGCCGTGCAATTTTTATCTGTAAAGCTATCGTCTTTGAATAAGACTTTATTAGTGGGCTGAATGGTTAATCTGCCATTGTCTAATTCGATAAATTTAAATTCTTTTGATTGTTCTGGCGCGTTAGAAAAACCGTCGCCAATTGGGGCAACTGTAAATAAGTATGAGCCGTCTATGAAATTATCTTTAATTTTGCATGAGCAACTTAATCCTCTTAGATACATATATTCTACAGCAGTCCAATCATACCCGTAACAATCCCATAATTGGGCGTCATCAGCCTTCCAAATTCTTTGTTTTGGATTTTCTGAAAAAGAAACTGCATGCGGCGGCAATGATCTGTAAACCGCGCCATTTTCAAACATGACATTTAGCCCCCAAGTTCTGCTTGGGAAACTAACAAGTCCAAACCAAACTGCTCTTACAAAGCCCGCTGGATTTTTATGAGTAAAATTTGAATCAACCCAAATGTACTGATGTTTTGGTATTGATCCAATTAGGGTATTCATTGCTCTACCTCAAAATCATCGACTTTACTGGTGAAGTCATGCCGGTTTTCAACAATTAAATTAAATAAATTTAAAATTTCTTTTTCAAACTCTAGCTGTTTATGATCTTCTAATTTAGAAACCATAAAGTCTATGATTGATACGCACATTCCTGCTACGATTGCTGGATCTAAACTTGCTGTATTAATTTGCCTGCAAGCTGGCAACTCTTGATCAACGATGCCAACTTCAAAAACTGGAAGAAAAGACGCTTTGTTCATAATATTTTACTTTTAATGCAAAAATTTACAGCCGAAAAACAAATATGCTAAGATGATAAAAATAGAAAGAGAAATTAATTTAATTTTTAGCCTTGTTGTCATTCTTTTTTTTATTCCAATCTATCTGGTCATAGTTATCATAATACTTTTTACTGATATTTCTAGGTTTATCACCTTTTCCGGCGTCACTTTTTGATTTAAAAATAGAATCTTTGTTGTTTGTCATATTATTATTTGATATTTTTATTCAATTTCAATAATCTTTCAAATCCTTTTCTGCATGCAATGTCGCCAATTGCCCAATCGTCCCTTGAAGTTTGCTTTTTTGTCCAATCTTCAATAGTTTTAACAGCGTTGATTACTTTTTTTGGAACAATTGTCGCTCTTACGTCTGTGTTTTTATTTTCTTTTGCGCTTTTCATTTTTCAATATATTATGTTTACCAAACCCATCCAGCTTTAGGAACGAATAAATTGCCGCCTTGATGTTCTTTCCATTGTTTGATTGGAGCAACTAAATCTTGATTGAGCCTTTGGGAAGCAAATCTTAAAATTCTTAAATTGGGCCACGCCATGGGTCTAACTTTAATAATTTCATCAAGTGCTTCGACCACAGTTTTACCCTGTAATACCCAAGCAATTATTCCTATTGCCGTCGATCTAGACACGCCAGCAAAGCAATTAATGCCAAGATTATACACAGTACTGGAATCAACCAGCGGTTCGATAAAAGAAATAATATTGTTAACATGTTGTTCTTGCGGTCCTTGCTGCTCTATGTTTTTTTGAATGTATTCATCATTGTCTTCGTCAGACCAATCATAAAAATATTGTGCAAAATGTTTAATACTTCTTTTGCATAAGTTTCCTCTCATCATTCTGATTTTATTCTCGTCCCCTTCATCGACGGTAGAAATCCAAGCATTTTGCTTAAGTTCTTTGAAAGAACTGGACACCGCCTCAGAAAGATCTGTTATTATGATGCTATTTATCATTAAATTTATTTAAAAATTGACCGAGATCCCAACTATAAACGCCATGATCGCCATCATCGAGTATAGGGCAAGTCTTCCCTCTCATAAAATTATCCCACTCTTCTCGCAATTCGAACGGGATATTGATAAGAATTTCGCTTTCTTTGATAGCTTGAGACTCTAATGACTTTTCTTTTAAAATTTGAATCCAGTTTTTCATTTTATTAAAGACAATACTTTTTCAGTATTTTGGACAATATCATTGTATCCTTTTAATTTATTGATAAGGTAGTCTCTCCCAACGATCAAAGGTTTTCCATGATCTGTGATAACTAATTTACGACTAGTTCCACTATTGATAATGTAACCATATCCATCCATTTCCCATTGGTGATGCAGAATTCTAAATTTGGAAATAATTTCACCAAAGTTTTTTTCTATTTTTTTCTCGACCGCACTTGAATATGGCAAGTCATCCCAAGATCCAACTATTTCTGGATACTTCGCGGATGCCTCCATGAATTCATAATCTTCAAGAGTGATATTAAAATCCGTCTTGATATTTTCCATAGCTTCTTTAAAATTAAACTTACTACCATCGCTGTAAGATATTTTTAAGTTAGTTTCTTGCAGCTTGTTCTTGGCTTTAATAAGAGCCATTTCTTTTTCTAATTCTTCTACTCGTTGTTCAAGTTGCATAATAATCCCCTACGTTATATTTGTTAAAAGTTTCTCTATTGACCATAAGTTCGGTTAAACCTTCATTTTCATCCTCGACAAATAATGAATATCGTTTAAAAATCCAAAACCCCCAAGCATCTTTGTGATAAATTTTCATTTATATTGCTCAAGACCTTTTTCCAGAATATCTGAAATAACTTCATTTACTGAAATATCTTTATCGCAAGACTCTTGAATAAGAAACTCAAGAATTTCTCTATCGACCTCATTCAAATCAATATCAATAGTGGCAAATTTTTCAAGTAAAATTCCGCCATCTTTCTCTTTAATGCTGAACTTATCTCCTTGTTTAATATTAAGTTGGGATAGTTCGTCCTCTGTGAACTTAACACAGACATCTCCTGTTGGTTCTACGGTTTTTTTTATCATATAAGTTTTTCTAGTAAATCTTTTTCATTACAATTAAATTCGCATTCTGTCCAATCTCTGCTTTGAATACTATTTTCGTATTTGTCATCTAGCAATGTGTACATTGTCTTGAGTGCTTTTTTAGCATCATTACTTAATTTTGACTTTAGTAGGGCTAAAATGTCTTCAACATCTTTATCATCCAAATCGAATCTTAATTTACTACCATCATACTTTGATCCGTATCCAAAGTCAAGTGCTAATTCTACATGAGGGTCAAATTCTCCAAAACATTTTCCAGAAAAATCGGAATAGTAAACTGATTCTTCTCGCTGCGCGGGTCTAGTTGTCTTTTTCATTTGTGTATTCTTTAACTGTTTCCCAAAGAGATTCTATATTATGACAAATTTCATTATTATTTTCATCAAAAGCTTTCAAAGGTTCTTTTTCGGTAAATCCAGGTTTTTCATAGAGATACCAATCAATCCAGTCTTTGCCGCAGTCTCCAAAGATGGACAATAGTAAGGCGCTAATTATTTCATGATAAATGTCATCATAACTCATTAAATCTATTCCCAAATCGTGCATAGAATGAGAACGTTCCCTGCATTTTTCTAAGTTTTGGATTAACTTTTCGAATTGTTTGTATTCCATATTAAAATTCTATTTTTAGCGTTGTAAAAACATTAGTTTCTTTTATTTCATTTTTAAAACAATCAAGATCAACATTCAGCGCATTAGAAATGCTAATCAAAAATTTATGGTCTTCGTATATTTTAAATAGATGCTCTATCTTATTATTTGATGCTAGTTCCTCGGTGGTGTATTTAGAATAATTTACATTGCCGTTAAAGCTTACCTGAGCAAAACCAATATTAGCGCTTAATAAGAGTAAAGCAATTATATTTTTCATCGAATGTTCCTAATGATAAAATAGTTTATATTTGCAAAGAATCCGGAAATACTATAGCAAATAATTCCAACCCTTTTCCATAGCCAGAACCAACCAGAGTATTTTTTTAGTTTGTGCGAAAGACTATTTTGCTTGCTCTCGTAGGTCTTCCAATACTCATCCATCTTTACTTTGCGATTTTCGTATTTTTCGACTTTAGCCAATTCAAGTTTATCCAGCTTCCCGTAGATGAAATAAGCATTAAAGTCTACCCAAATACTTTCTTGGTCATTAAAGCTAAGAGACTCATAAAAGGTAATTTTACCGTGGAAATCTACTTTCTTGGTTTCTTGCTTTATAATCTTTTGATCTTTTATGATACTCCAAGATTTATGATCCTTTTGCTTTTTTTCCTCTTCTGTGTAATATGTGTATTCGTATTCAGTTACCTCTTCTAATAGATCTCCGTCCTCTGAGATAATATAATATTCCAAACAGTTATCCAGATCTTTAGTTTGGAATTCTACTTCGTTCCACTTTGCAGAAAGAACTTTTAGTTCGTCTGTTAGCGGCAATTCTTTCTTGCATTTTATATATGAAAACATTCCCATAATTTTATTAATTTAATTTCCAAGATTCTAATGTATATTTGAAAGGTTGTCCAGGAATATTTTCTACTAAATTCAACATTTCTTTTGCTACAAGTCTAGTTTCTTCTTGAGTGTCCGGCTTGAGCCTCAATCCCCAAAAGTGAATAAATGCTAAAAGCGATCCAGTCCACATAAATTGAGTTTCAAGCGCCAATGGAAGAATAATTCTAGCTTGCTCTTTTGAAACCTCAGACTCGCATAATTCTTTATACAGGGTGGAAGAATTTTCAATATGCTTATTTATTTTTTCAATTAAATCTGGTCTATCAAGAACTCCTTCACTTCCCTGCTTGGAGCTTTTTGATTGTTTTCTAAGTTGCTCTACTTGATAATAATTATCACTAAAGTCTACATAGCGTCCAGAAATACTGTTTGCGGATAAACCTGTCTGATGCTTGAAACATTGCCTTTCTACAAAAATTGGACATTCTATTCTAAATTGCAATTGCGGGTGTCTAAACGGCGCAACATGTTTGTGTTCAACTAAATATTTCAAAAGTCTTTGATCTTTATCATCAAATTCTGATTTTGTTTTACCATAGCTAACTCTTGCGGCATTCACCACCATTAGGTCGTCTCCAAAATAATTAATTAATTCAACTTTCATGTCCAAAAATAATTTCTGCGTTTTACAAATTCTGTTAAGATTTCTGTATCAGTATCTTCAATGAGTTTTTCAATTCTGTTCACTTCTTTGTATTTTACTTCATAAGGAATACCATCGTCTACCATTCTAAACATTTTTCTTCCGTTTTCATTTACAATGGGTTCAAACATTTCATCTATTGGTTTACATGGTGGATATGAATTTTCTAAATCTTTTTGCAATTGTGGTCTATCTTTAGTAATGTATACGTAAACGCTTTCCAGCCATTTTGCAAATTCACCGTGCTGCTCTGTAGCTTCCCAATCCACAATGCCTGCTTTATATTCATCCTCGTAAAATACTTTAATAAATTCAAAATTTACATCAACAACCAGACTAGTAATATCTGCCCATGTGCGAGGAATAGATTTACGGATTCTTTTGTTTTGAGGATTGAATATTGGTCTAATCTTGTCATAATAAGTCGTTCTCCAACCATAAGGGAATAAATCCCAAGCCTCCCAAATGCCGTATTTTTCCAGCATATATCCTCTTATCTTGTTAAGAAAAGTTTGAGGTTTTTCAGGAAAATCTTTCAAACAATGATTCCTGGCTATAAAATTTTCTTCGTTCATTTTTTATTGATCCATTTGACAAATTTTTCAGCAGTATCTTGCAAGTGTTTTTCACAAGCAATCATAGCGGCTTCTTCTGTCTTGTAAGGCTTATTAGAAATTTTTGTAATATCATCATCAAACTTTCCAAAATATAAACCTGCAATAAGACCTTTCGAGTCCCTCATGCAATAGTCTTCATCTACAATATATTCCCAACCAATAACGGGTACTTTTGCAGAATGCCAATAGCCAGATTTATCATCCAACCATTTTTTTTCCCACTTTAGTTTAGTTTTCATAAATTATTTTCAATTTGTTTGGAATTAATGATACTTTCTAGATTTTCTGATTTATTTTTATATTGAATCATTTTGTCTGCAATGTGATAAGAAGTCATTACCAAGTGTTCGACTTCTATACCTGTTCCATTTGCAAGCAGCCCTTGCAACACCTGACCTGCAAAATAATCTTTTAATTCTATATTCATTTTAAATTCAATAAATAGTCTATATGCTTTTGAAGATCTGTCAAGTCTTCTTCTAGGATTCCGCAAACTTCTAGTTTTGCCGTTGGTCCAGAATAACCCTCTCTGTCATGTAATTTTATCTCTGGATAGTATCTTAAATCAAAATGAAAATAATCTTCAAAAACTGGCATGATGGCTTCAAGGTGAATTCTTTTGACTTTTTCATGCTGACTCCTGAAACCAAATTGCCAAAATGTTGAGGATTCTTCTATATCTGGTTTTTCTTTGGCAACGGACATATCTTTCCAGTTGCCACAATAACGACCATCAGCATACCATAAGCATTCAAGATTTTCAAAGCCATGTTGTTTTAGAACTTCTCTGAAAGAATCTACCTTTTTAATTATTTTAATTAATTCTGGACTCATGTGTCTGTATTAAGAAAATGCGCATTTCTGTTTTGCCATTCGTTTATTCTATCCGTACCTTCTACTTCATCCATAGCAAGCCAAGCTTCTTTTAATTCTTTGATTAAAATGGTTTTTTCTGCTTCCACTAAATCTCTCTCACCGCCAAGCCGATTACTGAGGTCAACAAATCCATCAATAATTCTGTCACCAAATTCTTTAGCTGTAGTATTTTCATCTCCAATACCACAACTTAAAAAATGAGAAACTTTACTCAAAACATCCATTGCCGCATCTCGTTGATTGCATATCTCATTTACTTCCAGCATGTTTTCTACTGCAAGTGTGTCGTATTTTTCTTGTACTTCATTAAGTTTATCTCCTAACTTTCTAGCAAACTCAATAGCTCTCCATGGTTCACTATAAGAGTCCCAATTAAGATTGAAATCATCTATCCCTTGTGTGACGTTCATTTTGGTTCCTTCCAAGCGAATACTGATTCTGTGTCGTAGGGTGTTTTTAGCTGCATTTCCGCAAACCCCCTTTTAATTGCTTCTTTCTTAATTGGATCGACTACAAAAAAAATCATTAAAAGTGCAGTAATAGAAAACCCTATAAAAATACCACCTATAAATTTTGAGAGTTCGTTCATATTATTTTTTACGAGCTTCTGAATATTTCTTTTGCATTTCTTCTATAGCCTTATATGTTTTAGGAGTATCCAGAAGCTTCCAGAATGCATTGTTAATCAACTTCTGTTGCTCTCTATCTGAAAGTTCCCCGTTACCGACTCTGAAACTATAACTCCAATTATCAGCATTCTCTACCAACTCTTTAATGCCATCATTATTACATGATACTATAAACGAATTGATCTTATGTAAGAAAGACTCGTATTGGTCAACTTTTTGTCTGAGTGTTGGTGTTTTCATGTAGTCAATATTAGTCGAATTGTTAGGACAAGGCAAGCTTTTTTACTAATTCCCCACTCTCATCATACATATAATCTTGAATCATATTGCCAAGTATTTCTAAAGAGTTAACTTCCAACATAGAAATTTCATGATACCAATCTACGACATATGAGCACAAATCGCAACTATATTTCACTTCTCCGATTACATTTACGCCCTCCAGACCATACCTTCCTGTAATTACGTCTCCCTCATAAACTTCCTTCATGCGCGAATCTAAAATTCCAAGAAATTGCTGAGTCGCATATGAATACTGACTAAGCAAACGATCAGCAACAGTAATATTACCAAGTTCGAAATATTCAAACTTCTTCTGAATATTGTCCCAAACTCTAAATTTTTTATTGTTCATTTATTTTCTCCAAAAATTAATTTTTCCAATCTATCTAAACCCTCTTGATGAACGTCCCATTCTTTTTTAAGACCCAAGCAATAGCAAATCTTTTCTGCTAGAGGATAAAGAAAGTCTTGTTCATATTTCAAGTATACATAAAGATAATGAGGCTTTCTAGTCTTAAACAACCTCATCAACCACATGATTATATTTGCAATAAATTCAGAAAGTCTGAATAAACCACCTACTATTACATTACTAACTATTTTTTGTTTCAGTGTCATTTTATTCATCAATCTTTATTCTGGAATTTTCTAAAAAAATAACCAAAGAAAAATCCTAAACAATAACAAAAAATTTCTACGAAGCTCCAGTCGGAAAATTTCATATTAAGGACTTGTTGTATTAGGAATTGGATCGCTAGTGCTTAGAGGTTTTTGCCACATAGGATCACTTTTTACCAATTTTTGCAAATCATCTTCAGTTTTCTCTTTTTTCAAAAATGGACAATCGCTCAACCAACAATCACAAACCAAACATTCTCCATTATGATCTGGATTACAAGGCAATTGAAAAATATTTCCAACTACTTCAAAGTAATATTTCATATAGTTCATTAAGATTCCAGTTTCAAAAATATTGTTACCTTTAACTCCAAACGATGCTCTGTCTTCAAGCCATATAACTTCACCAAAAAAGTCTTCGTATTTAGTATAGCCAAATCTTACTCTATCACCTTCATAGATTGGTTTTTTATTCTTATCATAAAGTCCAGTAAATTGCTGAAAGACTATCTCATCAAATTTAGCAACATCATAATAATGAGCTTCTCCTTGACAGTCATAACCAATGTTATCTAACTCAAAATCAATGCTTCTCAAATCCACAAAACGTTTTTCCATTTTGTGCCAGACTCTATAATTTGGTATTTTATTCATTGTTTAAAAGTTCACTATGTTCGAAGATATTTCCAACAACCTCAAAGTTCGGCAAATTAGTTATCAAAGGTGTACTATATAATCTTGTATCTATCATCTCCCAACTATTATTACCCCACTCTACGGTTTGAGTATAAACAATGCCATCTAGCTCATGTCTTACTATGTCGCCTTCATAAATATCATTGCGTTCATAGTCTTTTAATCCAGTCCATTGTTGAACAACATATTCATCACCCCCAGAACCATTCTGAAGGTTGAAAAATTCTCCATTCAAAGTAAGAACATAATGTCCTTGATATCCTTTATCAGGATAGGTGAACTTTTTTGCTAGTGTATCCCAAGCGCGGAATTTAAGTTGTCTTTGCATATTTCTTTCTTTCTATTCTAACTTCTTTTCTCTTCAAGTCAAGTTTTTTGATTTGTTCTTCAAGTTTCTTGTTTCTGTTTTTTCCGAAATCAAAATTAAAATTTCCAAAAGGATTTATTCTATTTTGAAGTCTTGAAATCTCTCTATCCAACTTTTGCAATTTTTTAAAATTGGTCGAAGAAGCACGACTCGAACGTGCGCTACTCATGCGTCCATGGTTGTTCTGTCCACCTAAACTATTCTTCGGTTTCACTTAAAGTTTAAATTGCTTGTCGTTTCCAAAATGAATTGAACAAAGCATATCCACACATCCATGAATTTCTGTCATCATATTTGGGTGCGGGAAAGTGGATATTGCAGATGTTCTAAAAAAGCTTTCTGGCCAATCTGAACCAGTAGTAATAGAACGAACTGGTTCCAATGTTTCAGAGTCTTTTATTACAATTTCAACAAAGTATCTTTTTTCTTTCATATAACCAATGTAGACTATTTGTAGGAAATGTCAAGCCAAATCGTATTTTCTGGTAAAATTTATATATTTACTCTATTTTCTTTTTTTTTGATTTTTAATGTGTATATGTATTATAAGCAAATTACAAATATATGAATTTATTAAAAGTGTCTGGAAAAATGTTGGTAAGTAGTAATGCGAAGGTTAGAGTTATAAATGAGCCTAGCTTCGACGAAACGTCCATATGGTCATTTTCTCAACCATCCGGATCATTAGCTATTAGCGGCTTTTCAGTTGGTTTTAGCGCTGGTTCAGTTATTGTGAATTTCGAAAGCGGCTCTCAGTTGCTTCAAAGCAATCAGCCTATAAATATCAATATATAAAAAAATTATGGAAATTAAATTAAAATATTATAACGGGCAGGAATCAATAACTGGAATTAATTTAGGATCATCCAGCCCAAGGCTCAGTGGCGCAGTTGATATTTCCGCTTTTACTAATTTAAATACTTTTATTTGCAGTGGGAACAGTATTACTTCAATTAGTGACTATACGAGTAATACTAATTTGGTAAATATAAATATCGCTGATAATAAAATTGCTAACTCCATACCAGATTTAGGCAATTTGACTTTACTGGAAAATTTTTATTGCAGTATTAACTTGTTAAGCGGTTCTATACCAAATCTCGACGCTAACGAAGAATTAAAAAATTTTACTTGTAATAGCCAACTTGGCGCTGTAAAGCTAACCGGCTTGATTCCTAATCTAGACAATAATGCTAAATTGCAGTCATTTGATTGTTCAAATAATCAATTAGCAGGGAACGTTCCTGATCTTGATGAGAATACTGAATTAATATTATTTAGATGTAATAATAATCAATTAACAAGTATCCCGTATCTGAATAATTGTACAGGTTTGCAAGATTTTCGCTGTTTTTCAAACCAGATTTCCGGAACTATTCCAGAGATAAGTAATTTGAAAAATTTAATTAAATTCTATGTTGCTGATAATAAATTTACAGGAAGCATTCCTTCATTAAGTGGTTTGTCCGCCTTAACAAACTTTTCTTGTGAAACAAATTTTATAAGTGGAAGTATTCCTAATCTTTCATCGAATACTGAATTATTGACTTTTGGTTGTCAAAGTAATCAATTAACTGGTCAAATACCGTCCCTAAGTGCTAATACGAAATTGACATCTTTTTTATGTCAAAGCAATAAATTATCTGGACCAGTGTCTTCTTTAGACGGTCTTACGGAAATTACTAATTTTCAATGTCAAGGAAACACTGGATTGAATGGGAGATTGCCAGATTTTAACAATGTTCCTAAATTATCAATATATACATGCACTAATACGTCCATAACAGGATTACCGATTGTTATGTCTGGTGCTCCAAATTTGGCAACATTTAACGTATTCTCAAACCCAGCTTTAAGTGGCACGATTCCTTCTCTTGATGGCTTGACTAAGCTTGTAACATTTCAAGCTTATGGAGGTAATTTGACAGGTAGTATTCCTAGCTTAAGTTCGAATACATCACTTGCCACGCTACATCTTTATAATAATAAACTTACAGGTAATATACCAGATTTAAGTAACAACTTAGTTCTTGGGTCATTACAGTGTTATAGCAATCTGCTTACTGGTTATGATGGAGGTACGATTTCCCCTACTCTTAATACAATAACACTTCAAGGAAATTTTTTAACTAAATCGGCAGTTGGAAGTTTTATTACATCTTTAGCATCAGGGGGGAGAAATAGCGGAACTAGAAGCTTGAATATTGGAACCACAAACTCTGCTCCGGACTTCACGACAAATGTTTATTTAATTTCTGGAGCGGGCAGTGGAGTAAATGGATTTCCAACAGCAACGTTTACAAGAGCGGCTAATTCATTTATTGCAACTGGAAGTATAACTGGACATAATTTATCACAAAATGATATAATTACTATTAATGGCGTAACCTCTACGCCAGCTAATTTATTCAATGTTACAACTAAAGTTGATTCAGTAATAAATGCGAATAGGTTTACATTTACTGTTGCTGCGTCTTCCGCTTCAACTGTAAACAATTCCGCCTCAACGCTGGGGAGGCTGAGAAAGTCACTAGCAAGTGATAATGTTTTATCCAGCTATCAAAAGTTAGCACTTCCAACCGGTCTTGGCGGCTTAGGTTGGACAACTGTGATAGTATTTCCATAATAATTGATATAAAACTATTAGTAGGATAAGCTAAGCCAACTTGTATCGTCTGGCATTGTTTCTACGTTTACTCCAGACTCTTTGGATTTGTTAATAATATTCTGTAAAACCCCATGACCGTACATATGTATTCCGTAAGTTTTTTCGTGGCACTTATAGATAGAACCAGAATAACCTTCAAACAAATAGAAATCTTCTTCTTTTGTAACTTTTGTAATGCCGCTATTCAACTTCCAAGAATCGCCATTCAAATAGCCACCATACCAACAAGCAAATACTTTATAAGTCAGAGGAAATTCTCCTCCTTCGATCTTAACAACTAGCCATTTGTCTGGAGTGTATTCGTTATTCATTTAGTGAAGATTCTTCTAATGCTCTTTTTGCAACATTTTTATACCATTCGACAGTGTTGAATGGTTCCTTATCAGAAGGAGCAATAACAATTTCATTTAATATTTCCCGAAGATAAAAGTATTGTTTATTAACTTCTACAATTTGTTTTTCCCAATATTCTGGGTCATTCATAATATAATTCTAATTTATACACACTCGCGTTTTCTCACTGCTTCGTATTTTTGATATAATTGAACAAATCGATTATACTCTTCTAAACTACTAACCACTTGTCTGGCGTGTATTCACTCATTCTATAATATCAAACCAAGTTAGTTCCACTTCTTCGTTTGTTTCTTCAAGAATAACACCAGTTGAAGAAGAAGCAACGCTAATTTTCTTTACTGTGTAAACCTGTCCAGATACTAGCTTCTTTGCATTCTCAATTCTATTAGTAAACCAATGCATGGTAGATTCTCTAAACTTAATCTTGTCTCCAACTTTGGTATTTTGGTATGTTGCGTATTTTTTAGGTATCATATTAATTCTGGGTGTTCGAATTTATTTCCAATTACTTTTACCTTCCAATTATAAATAGAATCAGAAAGATCATGTAATAAACCATATGTAAGTGTTCCTTCAGTGTCTTTAGTTTTAATCAAATAAGCTGCATCCTCATAGCATATGATTGCTGTATATTTTTTAGAATCTTTTTTTGTTAAAGGTCTTTCAAATTCAATAATGTCACCTTCCCAAATTTCTTTTTCTTCGCAATCCTTCATTCCTGTATATTGAGAGGGGACTAGAATACTCCATTCTCTTTCATCAAACAATTCATCGACAAAGCCATTGTATTTGTATTGTTCTACGAATGATTCTCCTTGCGGACTCCAGAAGCGAAACTTTATGGCCCTCATCTTGCGTCTAATAGAACTTTAACTTGTTCGGGCGTCCAATTTTTCTGGATAGCTTCCTTGACAAGCTCAGCTTTCCTAACTCTATTTTGATTTTCCGATACAACTAGAAAAACAAAAAACGAACATGCAAATGCTATCATCAGAATGCAGCAAGCAACGAATGGGTCAAAATTTTTCATAATTTATTTATTAATTAAATCTTCGTAGTTTTTACCAAGGGTTTCCAAATAATGTGCAAAGTCGTCAATTTGTTGATCATCGTTACTCACGTTATAGACGTAATCGAAGAGAAAATCTTTACCGCGCTCGGTAAGATTTAATCCCCCTGACAGTCTTTCAAAGTAGTCATCTTGAACATCCTTGAGTTTGTCAAAGAAGCTTTTAACTTCGTAGATTGCGTCCTCTGGATGCTTTCCTTCCGGCGTGTATGGTTTTGTATAGTCAGTCATTTCTCTATTGTATATGTTGTTTTTAATTTTACAAGCTCAAATTCCAAAAAGTTTTCATTACCGTAGTTTGGCATACCATTGAAAATACTACATTTTAAAAAAGTTTCCAAATAACCTTTTGTTCTCGATATGGTACAATGCTTGAAGTTTACCAAAGTTATAACAGTCACTGTTAACTCCAATTCGTCATTTTCAAACAAAACCCACTTTTTTGTAGGCTTATGAAAAGCTGCATAGCGATATTCATGAAAGGTTTCATTTTCCATCTTCGTTGTTGTAACAGTAAATTGCAAACAAAATACACAAAAAAAGCGATACGCATGTTAAAATTGGTACAAACATGTTATTGTGTTTCTTTCCAACACCATTTTAAATTAAACCAAGCATGTTCTTTTTCCATCATTTGTTTAGTAAACTTTAGATCTTTTTTTCCTTCAGATATAAACCACTTTTTAAATTCTTCTGATTGTTGTTTAGTCCAAGTTTTTTTACTATACCAATCTTCTTGATCTGCAAAGTCTCCATCGAATTGTTCAAATCCAACCATTTGAAACATTTTGTCTAGTGCTTTTCTGAGGAATTTGTCGTACTGTTTATTCATAATTTTTTAATTCTATTTTACCACTATCATCAATCATAGCATAGGTAATTGGCAATTCACACTGAGAGCCTAAATTAACACATTCCACGCCGCCGACATAATATTGTTTGGGAACATGCGTATGACCGAAGCAAACAGCGTCATATTGATTATTGTAGCAGTATTGAGCAATTCGCACTGTTAAATCGTGAGCCGCGCCATGCCATGTTTTGATTTTTGTTTTAAGCTTTCTTGTGAGTTTTTGTTTCTTATCTAGTTTCTGTAAAATATAATATATGCTTGAAGCAAGTTCTGTTAAGAATGGTCTAGCTGTAATAAAAAAATCAAATTTGTCACCATGAGTAAAGAGTATTCTTTTATGGTTAATTGTTTGTGAGTATTCATCTACAAATTCAAAACCAAGAAGAGCAGAAATTGTTTCTAGATCTTTATCATGATTTCCCTTAATAAAAATGCATTTTTTATTTTTTGAAATCTTTCTTAGAGCTGAAAGAACTTTCCATTGTATTTTGCAAAGTCTGTGAATATTATAGCTATCCAACAAATCTCCACAAATTATTAGCGTATCGTATTGCTCATTTTCAAGTAAATGCAGAGTCAAGCTTGCTTGGCAAATGGGGCTACCTAAATGGAGGTCAGAAAGGGCTAAGATCATATGTTCCAAGTTGTCGTTTGGATGCTGTCACCACATTGGTCGCAAACGTGATCATCATGTTCATAATCATCATATTGAAATAGTTGAACAACGCTTTCAAGAGATATGGAATTTTCTTTAATTCCTTCTTTTATCTTAACAAAGAGATAATCTAAAATTTCATCAATTTCCTCATTGGATAGTACTGATAATGACGTGTCGTTCACCACAAAATCAAACGCCGTACATCCTGTCACCTCTTCAAATTTATATTTAGTTTCCATGTTTTTCTTGTAATTCTTTTTCTACAATTTCTTCAAGTTCCTTCATATCTAAATGGCTTTGTTTTTCAATATAATAACCGGAAACACAAGCTAAAAGTATTAAAACCATAATAACTAGCAAAAATAAAATTTTTTCAAGTATTGGCATTATAGTCTTCATACATTTTAACGGCATTAACTGCTTCCGAGTAAAGTCCCGACCCAACAACCACTATAGATGATTTTTTAGAAACTTCCTGAACATGTAAAACCACTCCATAAAGCTTTCTTGCAATCTCTTCTAGTTTTTGATTCAACTCTCCGACTGGCTCACAACAATAGCAACAACCTTGAAATCCTTCTATAAAGTTTTCTTTTTGCTTATCTAAAAGAATTCTACCATATCTTTCAATGGCTTCTCTCGTATATGGATCAAGTTTTTCTAAGCATCCATCGGCAGACAATCCACTTTCATAAAATGCAAACTCTTCAAGTTGTTTCTGGTTCATCATGGTCGTCATTTTTTTCTCCCTTTGCGTCTTTTTCTTTCCAGTATGCTTCGGTTGATTCATTACAGGCTACGTAACCATCTTTTCTAGCTTGTTCGTAAGAAAGAGTTCTGTACCATCCACCTCGCTTACAAGGTTCTCCATGATTACCAGTAACTTCGCATGTTCTAGCGGACTCTGCTTCTGCTTGATTAATAATGTCGTCGATAATATTATTTTCGATACTATTTGCACCATAGACACTTACGTAAAAACGGAGCGTGCTGTACTTTTCTTTGGCTTGGTTAGCAACAACTTGTACCTCTTCACCATTCTTAGAACAAATATCACAAAAGTATTGAAGTTTCTCTAAACACTTGGAAATCAATGTGTTCCATCCATTATCAAACTCAAAACCCCAGCTTAAACAAGTTTGCATTGGATCTCCACCATAATCTCTAAGAATTTTCGGGTATTTCTTTACAAGTTCTAATTCGAGTTTTTTATCCATATAAACAATATTAATATATTTTATGGTAATGTCAAGATTATTCTTCCCAACACCAATTTTTATAATCCCAGTGCCGAGAATCATAAATTCTCAAGCCTGCCTCAAATCCCAAAAAATTTAAATTTATATTCAAACCGCCATGATCTTTTACAATTGGAAAAAAATCTAATTCAAATTGAAAAATGTTATACCCTGAATAAAATGTTTCAAATTCTACATTTTTATATTTGGAAAGTTGCTTGTAATAAGAAAAATACTTTTCAAAATCTTTTCTTGGTTTGCAAAAGTTTCTTACTGATATATTAAAATACATTTACTTTATAAATTCTGCGAAATAAACGTCTCTATCTTCATGCCTAACCCTAACTGCTTCCTTTGCAATCTGTAGAGGATTGTCTTTAAATGCGCGCGCCCTATAGCTACCCCAAAAATCATAAGTCCATAATTGATTTTTTCCTTTTGGGTACATATATGCAACTATTGCATGACCCTTTGGTTTTTTGGTTTTTACGTCAATCCAGTGATATACAACCACTTCGGACCAAACATTATATTTTTGCAAGCCTTCTCGGAAAGCAATTGCAGTAGGAAGGCATGCGTTTCGCTTTGTTTCCATCCAGTTTTCTGAATTTATTGGAGTTGTAGAGCATGACATTAAACAGGCTCCAATTATTACTAGCAGTGTGTTTTTTATTTTCATATTGATAAATTTATCTTGGTAATAGTATTGCTTTTATTGCGGCTGGATCTTCTTTTGAGCAATTTCGATAATCGCCATAGTACCATTCAGAAACTTGCTCGCATACAATTGTTTCTACTACTTCTTGTGGCGTATCGTAATCTCCTTCGTAACCATCTACAAGTACAAGCGTTTCCGGATCTAGTTTTTCTAATATTTCAATTAGTTCTTTGGCTTTCATAGTTTTGATTTATAAGTTTTGTCCACTGTTCTTTGTTTATTATTTTACCATCTAAAACAGAAAATACAAATGAGGAATTTTCCTTAAAGTTTCTTTTAATCATTAGCGCTTGGTCTTTTCTTGTCTTTACTGTGCGGATATCATGAACCACTTCAAGGATATGGTCAATGTATTTTTTTGACTTTTCCCCTGCTTCACAAATTTTTTCTAGTTCGTCCTTTAATTGAACTGCAATCTCATAATCAAACTCGGTTTCAATTGTTTTACTGAACTCTTCGCAAGATGGCATTTCTTTTTCAATATAAAATTCAATTAAATTCTTGGTAGAACTAAGTTGCGATTTAACCCTGTGACAAAATAAATACCATAAAGTTTTCAATTTAATTCTATTCTGTCCATTATTGTAAGAAATTACAACTCCTTCTTCCCCTTTCCAATTCTTGATATGTTCAGATATTTTGCTTAGATCTCTGATATCACTAAACACGTAAGTTTTTGGAGTAGGTATATTTCCTATCTTTCTCCAAATTTCTGTTAAATCTCCAGAGGAAACAATAGTCATACTATTTTTGTTAATTGCTCCGAGAAGATAAAATTCTACTTCTTTTGGTCTAATAACTATTACATTATTGGGAGTAACAATTTCAAACAATAAGCTGATATGTTGGTTTTCTTTTAAGAAGTCTACTACCTTTGTATATTTTTGAGGAAGTAGCTCAAAATCTGCAGCATTTTCTTGAGTTGCATAACTTACCGTTCCCCTGGTTCTCATTGAGAATTGATCATTTACATAATCACAAATAACCAAAGAGCCGTCTTTTTTCTCCTCGCACTTCCAATCGTTGAATTTTTCCGGATCTGGATAACAATTTGCTTTCTCGAGATAATTGAAAAACTTAAAAAACCCACAAGAAAAAACGTTTCCCTCTTTATCAGTAATAAGAGAGCGATAAAATAAATTATCAGAATTCCATTTTGCATCTATTTTCGGAGTTATTAGATAACAATCGAGATTGCAAAATTTATTCGGAACGATATTCAAATATTCTTCTTCTACAGGAAGACTAACCTTCATCTATTAATACTACACTGTTTTATAACGGAAGTCAAACGCATTTGTTTTATTTTTATACATCAATATTTTCCCAAATTTCATTAATGTCCAAAAGCTTATGCGTGCATCCATTTACTCTTTCGGTCCAAGAACTGTGAAAATGACCATATAGATGGAGTTTTGGCTTGCAGAGTTTACAAATTTCATCCATAATTGCCCTTTCCTCAGTAAGATCTTCTAGCAGATAAGCATCTTCTCTTGCCCATCCATAAACCATTTCGTTAAACTGTTGCGGAAAGCACCAGGTTGGCGCCGTATGAGTTATTAGAATGTCCACCTCCTCGCATTTGTCTCTATCAAAATTAATAACCTCGTCCCCCCAGTATGAAATTCCCTCTCTCCTGGATGTTCTATCAATAGAAGTAGCGCCACCAATAAATTGAATTTTTTTACCATTATATTCCATGATGGTATAATCTTCTATCAATTCAAAATTACTTAAGGCTGCTCTATCAGGGCTTTTGAAGTGGTCGGGGCCGTCGTGGTTGCCTCTAATAGCCATAAAGATAATATTTCTATCTTTGAACTCAACATTAAGCCATTTATTATTTTTAGCCTGGGTTTTCTGATCGGTAAATCCAATACCCGAATCACCGACGCTAATCAAATAGCAATCGCTTATTTTTTTAGTATCCAAAATATCAAGAAGATGCGACCACTCGCCATGGTGATCGCCTAAAAATAACAGCGGCTTGTTTTTGTTTAATGTTTTCATATTACCATCCATCTTCGTCATCATTGTTTTGATAACTTATATACTCTTTTATTTCTTTTGTCAATATTTCTTTGAGCTTAAATAGGGCTTCATCATAAGAGTTACATTCTTCCACAATATCTCCTAGAATATAACCCCAATGTTGGACATTATATTTAGGCGGCTGACCATAACTCCATTTTGTTTCTATATACCAGTGACAGCACCGATCTTTGTGGTGCGAAGGTCCGACTAATGTATACCATTCGTCGGACAATTTTGTAATTTCTTCTACAATTTCTTTCATTCTGGTTCTATCTTGTAAGGTTCTTCTATTATGACGAAATAAAATCCAGCAATTTTTTCAATTTTGCTTTTGTTTCCTTTAGGGAGCGGTTTGCTTTTAAATGATTTATCAGTAATCTCCCAGACTTTTGTAAAGTTTTTTGACTTTATTGCTTTATCCATAGCTTCTTGATATCTTTGTGGAATTTTAAATTCCTTTTGCGGCTTCCAATATCCATTAACTGCATCAATAATTTTAGGAATCGGAACATCAGAATATTGCATTGGTCCATTACTAGAAACGTTCATAATGGTTCTATATCCATCATTTTGCTGATAATGAAGATATTGTTCAATTACTTTTTTAATTTCCCAAGCGGTGGTTCCGTCTTTCATTTGCTCGCAACCGACTCCATAATACGAATTCGGATTTGTGCAAATATCTTCATTTCTAAATGCCAATGTTCTAACAACGCTTTCAATTACATGAGTGTCAATATAATTGAGACAAGCCTTATCAATAAAAGCTGTAGACATAGCCATTGCAATTTGTCCAGATCGAAGTCGGCTATATACTTCTAATGCAGTTACAAGAGTTGCAAGATGTTTTTCATCAAACTCTATTGATACTTTTTTAGATTCTATTTTTTTCTTTTTCATTGC